GGGAATTTTCCTTAAAAAGATTGGAAAGTTCGTCGAACCAGCAGCAGGGTTCAACGTCATTGCAACCGCAAATACTAAAGGTAAAGGTTCAGACGACGGCAGATTTATTGGAACTAACGTGCTCAACGAAGCCTTCCTTGAAAGATTCGCTTTAACCTTTGAGCAAGAGTATCCATCTGCTGCAACAGAAACAAACATTCTTAAAAAGATATGTAAGGATGATAAGTTCTGTGCTCGTCTTGCTGACTGGGCAGACATCATTAGAAAGACATTCTATGATGGTGGAATTGATGAAATTATCAGCACTCGTAGATTGGTTCACATCATTCAAGCATATAAAATCTTTGGTGATAAAGTTAAAGCAATTCAACTTTGCTTGAATCGTTTTGATGATGAGACTAAACAAGCATTCCTTGATCTTTATGACAAGGTAGATAATGAGGTTGACATTACAGAGGAAGGGGTGTTATGATAAATTCATGGAGTCTTGCGTATGATGTATTGAACGGAACACTTGATGAAAATTTTCCCATTATGAACAATTTCAAATCTTCTGAAGAGGGTGCTGAATGGGTTAAGAAAAATGGGGGTTATGAATATACCCCCGCCCCAGATCCAAATGATTCTAACGATCCAAGGAATTATCCTCCTTTGATATCAGCAGATCCTTCTCCACCTTATGTTTATGAATCACCTGATGGTGGTAAGACTGTAACTAGGAGGAAAGCAGGTTCTTTAGATAAAGAAGTTATTTATGGTGATTACTATACCTCTAGTAAGGTAACTGATGTTAAAAGTGAAAAAGAGTTTAATGACTTTATGAATTCCAAAAAACCAGAACCTGATTTTAAATACAAGTCTCAGAAGTATGAGGAAGATAAGACTATTGCAGATCTTAAAAATTATGTTTCTTCGACTTATAACGGACATTATACTTCAGAACAAAACAATACACAGACTCTTGATTTAATACAGTCTGTGGGGGATGCAGAATCCTTCTGCCGTTCTAATGCTATTAAGTATTTGGCACGGTATGATAAGAAAGGGCAAGCGAAGAATGATATACTAAAAGCAATGCACTACTGTCTACTGCTCTACTACTTCAGTGGGCATACAAACGATGAAACTCCGACCCGTGGTTATGAAACTTTCTGATTCAACTTTGACACTGCTGAAGAATTTCAGCAACATTAATCAGTCCATTTTGTTTAAGCAGGGTAAGTCTCTTCGCACTATTTCTGTGATGAAGAATATCCTTGCTGAAGCAACTATCAATGAAGAGTTGCCAAAAGATTTTGGTATCTATGATTTGACTCAGTTTTTGAATGGATTGAGTTTGCATAATAATCCTGAATTGGATTTTGATAATGATAACTTTGTTATCATTAAAGAAGGAAGATCTCGTTCAAAGTATTTCTTTGCAGATCCAAATGTTATTGTTACTCCTCCAGACAAGGGAATAACCCTTCCAAGTGAGGATGTATCATTTGAGTTAAGTACAGAGCAACTTGACAAACTTCTTAAGGCAGCATCTGTTTATCAGTTACCAGATTTGTCTGCTATTGGTGAGAATGGTGTTGTTAAACTTGTTGTTCGTGACAAGAAGAATGATACTTCCAATGACTATGCTGTAGTCGTTGGTGAAACTGAAGGTAATTTCGTTTTCAACTTTAAGGTTGAGAATATTAAAGTGATTCCAGGTTCTTATGATGTAGTAGTTTCCTCTAAAAATCTTTCTAAGTTCACATGTCGTGAGCATGATTTAACCTACTACATTGCCCTAGAACCAGATTCTACTTATGAAGAGTGATTTCCTATGGGTAGAAAAGTATCGGCCTAAAACGGTTCAAGATTGTATTCTTCCAGATAGTATTAAGAATACTTTTCAGGAGTTTGTAGAGAAAGGAGAGATTCCAAATCTTCTCCTTGCTGGCCCTGCTGGTTGTGGTAAGACAACTATTGCACGTGCCTTATGTGAACAGTTGGGTTCAGATTACATTGTTATCAATGGTTCTGATGAGGGTAGATTCTTAGACACAGTAAGAAATCAAGCAAAGAATTTTGCTTCTACCGTCTCACTTGCTGCAACTGGGACTCATAAGGTTATAATTATTGATGAGGCAGACAACACTACTCATGACGTACAACTCTTACTTAGGGCCAATATTGAGGCGTTCTACAACAACTGTAGGTTCATATTTACCTGCAACTATAAGAACAAAATCATTGAACCCTTACACTCCAGGTGTGCCGTCGTTGAGTTTTCTATCACAGGAAAACAGAAACCCGCAATCGCTGCTGCTTTCTTCAACCGACTTAACTCCATCTTGGACACGGAACGGATTGACGCTGATAAGAAAGTCCTCGCAGAACTCATCAACAAACACTTCCCAGACTGGAGAAGAGTTTTAAATGAGTGCCAACGCTATTCAAGCAGTGGCACAATTGATACATCAATTTTAGCAGAGTTTAGTGATGTCAAAACATCGGATCTCATCAAGAAACTTAAGGAGAAGAACTTCACTGAGGTTCGCAAGTGGGTTGTTAGTAACCTTGACAACGATCCTGGGGTTATCTTACGCCGTGTCTACGAGTCTCTCACTGACGCAGTGGTCCCTCCTAGTATCCCTGCTGCTGTTCTTATCATTGCCAAGTACCAGTATCAAATTGCTTTCGTGGCTGACCAAGAAATTAACCTCTTGGCTGCACTCACTGAAATCATGTGTGAGTGTGAATTTAAATGACCTTTATTCTAAAAGAAAATGACTGCACCACTTCCCCAATGGGTAAAAGATGATAGAGAAAGATCTCTACAAAAGAAAAGAGCACAAGTTAAGTCTAGGTTCTATTATCTATTCTGGGGTGCTGCTACACTTTCTGTATTAGCAGGACAATTATATGTTGGTACTGGGTATAGAGCATATGCAGGAGCATTGCTTAGAATATTTGATACTATAGAAGTAGAAGTTGGTAGAACATATAATAACGAAAGATTTTATTGATGTTACTGAGTGAATCAGATGCCATTTATGCTGCCGATAGGTTTATTAATTATTATTCTCGGTTCAACCGCATTGATGATTACCTTAGGCATGTAAAAAAGGATAGGATGGATAACCGTCCTGGATTACTTTTTGGTGCTGAATCTGAATTTTTTAATTCATTTAAGATGCATCCAAATGAGATGGATTTTGAGATACATGTAGTTGATACAAATCCAAAAACAATCTCTAAGTATAATCAGTGGTTGTATTCTGAGACACTTAATTTAACTGCGTCTAATGCTGTAGAAGAAGCAATACCAGGACGTACTCATAAGTGGATAGTAGAAGAAGTTAATACCAAGAAAGTTGTTGGGGTTGTTAGGTTTGGTTCCCCTACGATTAATAGCAAACCTCGTAATAATTACTTTGATAGGGTAGTTCCTCTTAAAGAAATTAATCCTTATTTTGTTATGGGTTTTAACATTGTTCCTACTCAGCCTTTTGGATTCAATTATCTTGGTGGTAAGTTGCTTGCTCTTTTGGCATCATCTTATGAACTAAAGAGTCAGTTTGACCATAAGTATGGTACTGATTTAAAATATTTTGAGACTACTTCCCTTTATGGTACAACCAAGGGAATGTCCATGTATGATGGTTTGAAACCCTTCCTGAGGCATATAGGGGACACTGAGAGTAAGTTTCTACCTTTATTCCATGATGATGAATTCCGTGAATTCTTTGAATGGTTCAATGTTAGGAACAATAATGAACGTCTTATATCTGCAGATAAGTCATCTAAGAAGATTAAGATACAAACTAAGATGATATCCATCATTAAAAATTCTTTAATGTATAGTCAATGCTTAGAGAAGTTGGATGAGTTTAATGCTTGTATTAAACATGCTATGAGTTTGACTGAGAAGAAGAGATATTATCTTGGTGACTTTAGACATACAGCACAACAAGCAATTGATTGGTGGAAGAAGAAAGCTTCTAAGAGATATGACAAACTTGCACGTGAAGGCAGAGTTCGTACTAAACTAGAGATATGGGAACCTGGTTCTGAGATGGAGATTATCCGATGACTTTGAAGGACTATGAAGGACCTAAGAAAGACTGGACACCTGAACAGTGGTTACAGCATGCATGGATTCAAAGACACAATCCTTGGATAAGTGAAGAGGATAGAGAGTATTGGGTAGATAAAATCAAGGAGCTTACAAAATAATGGAACTTAAAGACTGGTTAAATTCTATCAATTTTACCAAGGATGATTTGACTCATGATGATCCAGATTGTGTTAAGGATTACCCTGCTTATATTGTTAATAGGTGTCTCAGCGGACATCTTGACACCATACTTTATGCAAACGAAATGAACTTGCATCCTGACTTAGATAAGGATATGCAATATCAGTTTTTTCTAAATAGTCTGAGGAAACGGAAGAGATTCTCACCCTGGCTAAGAAAGGA